ATATGACGACATATCCAGAAGATACGAGGCAATGCGCTTAAGTTACCGAACCGCCGTATACCGAACGGTACGTACGGTGGTGTGAGAGGACGGCTGCTCAAATAATGGGCAGCCTCCTACTCGATTGCACGAGGCCGGGCACTTCCTGGCAGCGCTTTGCTTCGGGCATGTTGTTCAGTTTCGATTGGGATGGGGAAAGCTCGGGAAAATGCCCATTCCGCGGGGTGTCTGGTACATGCCCAGCGATACGGAGGCGCATCGCAGAATCATTGCAATAGCAGGGTTCGGAGCCGAACTACTCGCAGCTCCGCTGCTTTATCAGGCTGGGCTAACACCGTATCCATTGGTAGCGGCTGTGCATCTGCTGGTTTACCCGCTTTATGCTGATGGTGTTAGTGATTTCAGATGGTTTGACGATGGTTTTTTGTGTATATCAAAACGGGGATGGATATGGATCTATATTATGGCGTTTTGCACAGTGTTCTGGTGGGGAGTTTATAAGGTCATCCTGTTAGTGCGATAACATAAGATGGAGGCTGGGCGAGAATGGATAATCGAGCTTTTTTTAATATGGCTGGCAAATTTATCAATTATATCAATCCGTTTGGCGCGACGGCACAATGTAATTGGGAGACGCGTACTGATGGTAGGCCATGGGCTTCGGAGCTTTTCCTTAAGGCCAACAATGCGGCTGGATTAAAGGCATGGGAAGGATGGGACGGAGAAGTATATACAAAAGTTTCATGGGAGCAAAACCCTGACGGGGCAAAAGTTAACAGGGTTAGCCTGTTCTGCAAATATCCGTCCATAGAGGCATTTCTTGCCAATTATTCGTTGAAGGTTAGCAGATATTACCCGCTTTGCGTAAAAAGGCGAGACAATTTTTGGGGATATTTTGATGGGCTTTTTAGAGGCAAATATGGGGCATGGGCTACTGACGCCATTTATTTTAAGCATTTAACCGAGACAACAATTGAAATTGCACCTGATATATTTGGCCCGGGATGGCAGACCAAAATAGAGACATCTCTTGGGTATGCTATTGATAAAAAATATCTGACCCCGCAGCACGAGGATATAGCATTAGCAGCTGTAAATAAGATATTCGCATCGAGGCAATCGGTACAACGTAAGACAGTTTGCCTTGATTTTGGCCATGGGGGACGCGACCCAGGGGCGGCTATCCCCGGACGAAAGGACATCAGCGAGAAGGATATTAACCTTGCATATGGCCAGATTATAGGAGCCAATCTGTCCGAAATGGGATATGACATTATGTACACGAGGGTTGAGGACGAATACGTACAACTTACAGAGCGGGGAAGGATGGCACAGAACCACCAGCCTCTGCCTTCTGCGTTTCTGAGTATTCACGCCAACAGCGCAGCACGAAAAGATGCGAGCGGTGTCGAAATTTATACATACTTTGGACAAGACGCGGGGGACACAATGGCTAATAAAATCATCGAGGCAATACGGAAGGCTATCCCAAGCATCAAGGTCAACGCAGATTATTCCGATAGGGACATAGATAAGGAAAAAGACTTTGCCGTGCTTAGGGATACGCCGAATATTCCATCTGCCCTTATTGAGCTTGGTTTTCTGAGCAACGAACAGGACCGGATAAATCTGCTTAAAGAGGACTACCGGGAAAGGTTAACAGGAGCAATTGCCAAGGGCGTAGACGCTTTTTTAGGCGGAGCCTGATGGGAGGCGGCCCGATGGAAATAACATTGGAGAATATTGGGGCGTATATGGCAATTATTGGGTTTGCCGTGGGGGTAGTCAAAGTCATGATTATCGTGCCTCTGCAAAAGGATAACAAAAATATCCAAAACGAAAACCGACAGCAGATTGGCCTGCTAAGGAAGGAAATCGACCAACTGAGGGTCAGTATAGAGCGGCTGGCAACCAGCATTGAAATCATCGAAAAAAGCATAAACGATGTTAGGGAGAGGGTAATCCTTGTTGAATCCTCGGCAAAACAGGCGCACAAGCGGCTGGATTCTCTGGAATCAAAGGTCTACTGCACGGGGAAGAGGGAATCAATATGAAAATAAATGAAAATAATTGGATTGTCCGCTTTTTCTTCACATGGGGAGGGCTTCCTTGGAAGAAGCCGCTCATCATGGTCTCGTGCATTCACTTCTTGATAATACAGACTATATCTCTCTGTACCGGACATGACATCCCAGCTTTAATGGGGGAGATATATAAAGCGTACATGATTGCGATCATAATCGCAGGATTTGGCAGTTCTGGTTTTTCGGATTGGATGAATAAGAATGACCAAAAAAAATAAAATTATTCTGACCCTGGCGGGTATTATTATTATCGTAGCTGGGATATATGTTTACAAGCTTATATATCCCAACGAGCCTCCACAGGTCGTAATAACAGACGAAGCACTTGAGACGGTAAAGAAAGAGAACGCCGATATGCGAAGGAGGCTCGAGGAATTTGAAAAACAGATTAAACGAGAGGCGCAACAGATCAAAGCGCAAGAGCACGAAAAAGTTAAGACTATGTCTCCTGATGCTGTCGCTGGTGCTATTGCTGACGAGTTGCGCTTATTCCTCGGAGCAGATTAGATTTGACTATGTGCCGCAAGGATACGTGTCACCATCCGAAGGCTATTGGCTTGATGTCCCGACCGGGCGTAATCTGCTGCACATGATCCGCACCTACCGGGAGAAAGCGGAGTACTGGGAGCGGGAACACGGGGCACTCTCTGATGAGTTCAGGGCATATATCAATAAGACAGATGTACGATTAACAGAGATAGAGGCGAACATCGAAGCAGAACGGAAGGCGTGGAAGAATGAGATCCGCAAGATAAAATTACCAGGACTAGGAATATTCGCCGGCGTGGGTTATGGCGCCGAATGTGAAATAGAGCCCATTGTTGGTGTCGGACTTGTGTGGCGATTGTGGTAATTTCTGTGGCATACAATAAAAGAAACCGTCACTCTGATCGAGTGGCGGCTCTTTTTTTGTGTTGAAGTGAAAGACAAGTGAAAGACAGAAAATTAAAAGCTCCGTAAGCTAATGCCTACGGAGCCTGTAATAGTCTGGAGCCGCCTTCCGGACTCGGACCGGAGACCCCATCCTTACCATGGTCATTTAGATATAAAACAGTATAAAATGCCATAGTATCAAAAATGAGATTTATCAGGTTATTACTGTGTTTATTGAAGGTCTCTGTTTTACCTTATTGTCTCTTGTGCTATGATTTTATCTGTCAAGTGAAAGACAGGTGAAAGACAGAAAATCTTAGCGAGGGGATATTTGTTTATGATAGAAAAACTTACCCAATCAAGAGTAAACTCTTTTCCTGTTCCTGACAAGCGTACGGATGTCAGAGATGAACTTGTGACCGGGCTTGTTTTGAGACTTGAAATTTCCGGACGCAAATCATGGTATGTTGTTTATCGGAATAAAGGTAAGCAACGCTGGTTTTTTATTGGCAAGGCTGAGTTTTTTACCCTTGCAGAAGCCCGTAATGAAGCCAGGGCTTTTCTTGGGCTTCTGGCTAGGGGAGAAGATCCTGCTGCTCCCGCCGCTGATCCTCAGATGACCCTTAAAGAATTGATCGAGTCTTATTACGAACCATGGGTGGTTGTTCATCGCAAAAGCGGCGATGGGACAGTAAGGGCTATAAAATCTTATTTTTCAGGCTTTCTTAATAAAACGATCGGCGAAATAACAGTCCATGATCTTGAAGAATGGCGGGCTAAACAGCGCAGCAAGGGAAAAAAGGCCGCGTCTTGTAACAGAAATATCGGAGCGCTGCGCTCTATGCTCAACTGGGCTGTCAGCCGTGAACTTATCACGGAGAACCCCATTTTAAAACTAGAGCCTCTAAAAGAAGTAGATTCAAACAAGAAGGTACGTTATCTCACAAAAGATGAAAACGAACGTCTGATGGCCGCGCTGATCGCCAGGGAAGAAGATATTAGAAAAGGCCTTGCATACGGATACTCACAGGCGCCCCTCAAGGGGGAGTTTGTGGACCATTTAAGGCCTATGGTTATTATTTCCCTTAACACAGGCATCCGCTGGGGATCTCTGGTTAATCTGCAGTGGGATGACGTGGATCTCATCAACCGATCACTCACGATCCGCGCCGAAACAGCAAAGTCAGAGCGGCAGCTTATCATTCCCCTCAACAAAACAGCCATGGAAACCTTCCGGCAATGGGAAAAAGAAATGCCCGGCACAGGCCCTAAGGGTCTGGTCTTCCCTTCTCCGGTAAGCGGAGGTGTCCTGGATAATGTCAACAAGGCATGGAATGCGGTCTTGAAAAAAGCAGAGATAGAAAATTTCCGCTGGCACGACATGCGCCACACCTTTGCAAGTAACCTTGTCATGTCCGGAGTGGACTTGAATACGGTCAGAGAATTGCTGGGACATGCGGATCTTAAGATGACACTAAGGTATGCGCATCTTGCCCCGAAGGTCAAGATGTCAGCGGTGGAGATGCTGGATAGGTGACGAGTATATGTTTAATTTCTAATTGTCGGCAAACTCAACATAATATCTGCTTATTTACTCTGCAGGCAGTTCTTTTTTCTTGCGCGACTCCAACTTCTTAATGCTTTCTTGCGGAGTTGGCAAATTTTCGGGCATTTCGTTGCCAAATTCAGCAATGGTTTTACGAATTTTTTTACCGATTTCATAGTGCGTTTTATTGGCATCAGCCTTATTATCAATTCTGTCACGGCGAAGCTTGGCTTCTGTCTGGGTCGCTCTGAAGAGGTTGGCGGCAAGTTCTTCGCTTCCCATGTGATCAAGAATATCCTGGCTTTTCTTAAGACCTTTATGTTTGTGGATATCTTGTTTTTTCATTCCACCATAAAGACCTTGGTAGCCGTGGTTCTGGAAGATAGCATAATCTATGGGCTGAACAACTCCGGCTTGTTTGGCAGCTGATGCAAGACCTTTATTATGTTCTTTGATCTCCTCTCTCAGCTTTAAACGCATGTCATCTTCAACTTCCTGACGCCGTGTCTGCAGAGCGAAATAGCTGTGTCCCAGTGCTACCACTTCTTTTCTGGGATCTGCGCTTTGAACAATAAGGTAACATGCATACCTTGATAAACAGACTGACTTAATTTGTCTAACTGCACCACTTCCAAGCTCGACCATTTCGTTGACGTCAACGAAATGGTCGTCAATCTTCTGATGGCTGTTCCTACATGCCTGTTTTGCTTTTTCAATTACTTCTTCAAAGTTCCGATAGTTAGTATATTCAAGAGCCTTAGACAGATCACGGCTGCTCCAGAATTCCACTCCATCAGGATCTATCTGTTTGATATTTTCAAAGATGTTGATTGTAATCAGCCTCCTTTTTACTAACACTGATATCTACTGCGTAAGTTTCTAAAATTATTAAACCTAGAAACCTACGCAACTTTAACTATGAAAAAGATGTTATAGTATTATTTCTGCTTCTTTTTTTTATCGGGTTTTGTTTGTGATAAATCACTAGCTGCAACTTTCTTAATTTTTGTTGAAGTTTTAGGATCTCTGAGCAGTTCACTTGCTATTTTTGCAACATCTTTTGAATTTTGTTTCTTGTTTGCTTTAGCCATAAATATCCCTCCTTTCGCATTAAAAGTAGAAATATTTTATTAATGTCTAAAGACCATGTTTTACCTTGCCGGACTCCTCAATGATTTTATCAATTAACCAACTTTGCTTCTTTTATTAAAACGTTCATCATTAATCCGTCTACACGTCCTATAATCGTAATCTTCTGCCCCTTATTGAGGTTTGCAAGCTGGTCCTCGTGCTCATCATCAAAGAAACATTGTGGCTGACAGAGCTCAAAATCTCCCTGCCTTTTTAAGGTTACATAAAGAGAATCCATAATGTCTTTTTTTACATCATCGACTCTTCCGGTAATCTTAACAAGATTTCCTTTATACTTTTTGTCTGCTGCAATTTCGTTTTTAGCGTATTCCTTGCAGAGCTCTTCAACTCCTACGGTAATCACATTTTCCTTTGGAGCTGCCTCTTGGCTTGTTCCGGAAGAAGACGCCTTTTTATCATCGCCAACAATTATACCGAGGGCTATTAACCCTACAAAAATAACCGCGATACCTATTAAGATTTTTTTTAATGTTCCGGACTTCTTTTTCTGAGGAGCTGGTTCTAAGGGAGCCTTTGATGAATACTGAAGAGGTTTTCCGCAATTAGGGCAGCTTACCGCGGAATCGGAAACATCCTTACCACATTCGGGACACTTGACTATTGCCATTATAAAAACCTCCTTAATTTATTAAATCCTCCATACTTCAGAGGTAACTGCCATCATCACAGCTTTTTTAAAACAAATCATCTCCTTAGATCATCTCCCTCTTTCCCCTCATAAAATGGAATTATATCTGTTATTGGTAAGGCTTGTTGTTTACCAGTCATAAACATACCTTTTTATTATAAAAAATACCCCTGCAACAACAGAGGCTAAATCATCTTAGGGATGCTTCTTGCTGAAACAACATTTATAACCTTTCCAAGGATACAAACTTCCGTATCTCCCTCTAAATTAACCACCATGTCTGGAGAAATTTGCCAGTTGTAGGCCCTTAAGCAGAGCTCTTTTTCGTTCATTTTTACAATGCCCTTGATAAATAGACGATTATTGATTGAAACCACAACGATATCCCCAACGCCGGCTTCACAATATTCAACAAACAGAACCTTATCTCCGTTATATATATAAGGTTCCATGCTAGAGCCTTCGGCCTCCATGATCTTATAGCTGCAGCCCTGCCATGTATAACCCATAAGAACTTTTGCAGGCACCGGGAACCGCCCTTCATATTCCCATACAACATCCTCCGCATATGCCGATCCATTTCCGCAGCAGGCAGTAATGACCTTATTGCTGACAATTGGCACAAATATAACATCATCAATTTGCGCCGCCTTGCCCACTTTAGACGATAATTCATCTGACCAATTTGCCTCGGGATACTCTTTGCCGTCCCTAATAATTTTAAAATTCTGGCCTTCAGTAGGCTCAATTTTTTCTGTGAATAATGTTTTAGGTGTAGGATCGTCAGTTTCCTCCATAAGATATGCCACTGAAGTATTTAATACTTCTGCAAGGGATTGAAGGTCTACTGAGCGTGGAGGCCTTTTGTTTGATTCCCATCTACGAATACTATCAATTGATACCCCAACAAGAGCAGCTAGTTCGGATTGATTCATTTTCCCTTTTCGTAATTTTTTAATGCGCTGGCCAATGCTCATTGTCATTCCTCCATAAAAACAATAATGCCATTCGGCAACATTAAAAACAAGAAGCAATTGAGCATTTTACTAATTTAGAAATATTGTTTTTTGGCACTATTTTCTATAATAGCCTCTTGACAATGCTAAATAGCATGATATGATATGAATCATTAAATGCCGAATAGCTATATTGTTAGTAGGAGGTGAAAAAATGAATTCAATTCGCGAACATAGAGAAGCAATGATTCCAAAAATGACTCAAATGCAGCTTGCCGAAATCATCGGCGTTTCTGTTGATTCCATCAGACGGTATGAGGCTGGTACGCGAGAACCACGTTTATCTGAACTAAAAAAAATGTCTGAAATTTTCGACTGTACGATTGATGACCTTGTTGCAAACCCTACACCACCCCCCGCCGGGTCGGAAGCCCTGCAGGGGGAGAAGACAGCTTAGGTTCTGATCCAAAAGATTTTCTGCTCCAGGCTGTAGCCGTTATGGAAGCCGTAAGGGTTGCAAACGAACTCGCCGACGACCCGCATGAAATTACAGTGATCATTAAGGACTGCGCCGACGGCAAACTGGAAGAGGATATCACCAGAGATTGGATCGACAGGGTAAAGGAAAGCGTCAGAACCTGTCGGGAACTGCTGGAAATGGTAGGCGCAGGGAATAGGGAATAAATCTCCACGCACCATGACAATCGAATACCGGGCGAAATATTTAGGAGGTACATTTGATGGCTCAGATATTTGTCAGAACTGGAACACATGAAAAATTCAAAACTGGACATTGGGAATTGAGAATAATCGCAGGGCTCGACGAAGATCCCGATCTGATCATGAAAGAAGCGCAAGAACGGGTCACATCTTCGATTGAAGTAATTCCGGAAGAAAAAAGATATTCACGCGACGGAGCCGATGGAGTTATAACGGAACTGGAATAATCAGATCCTTCTTCTGGCCGCTCTATAGGTCGGTACAACGGCCTGAACGATGGCACTTTCCATAACGCAATCCTGAGTTACGTTACGGAGGACTTCGGGTCCTTCGCGATCAAGGTTCCCAATTATTACATCTCCAAGACTTATCAAATATCCGATTGGCTCCACTACTGAGTAACCTTCTTCATGTTTGACGATAAACATTTCGGTAACTCTGTTTACAGCTACTACTATGCCGTGCACAGCAACACCCTCTCTCACTATCGCCCGGTATCCGACTGTCATGGTGCCGGGCATTTTTATATTCTGAAACGATTATATCAGCAATGAAAGGAGGTCAAATAAATGAACAATGAGTTTGGGATCGTGATCAGGGATCGGAAGGCGGTCGTATCGAGCAGGGATGTTGCCAGGGTTTTTGAAAAGCCTCACAACGATCTGCTCAAGGCTATCCGAAACCTGGATTGTTCAGAAGAATTTAGACTGGGAAATTTTTCCCAGTCCTCCTATATCAACGACCAGAACAGGGAAATGCCGGAGATCATCATGTCCAGGGACGGGTTTTCATTCCTTGCAATGGGATTTACGGGCGTAAGGGCCGCCCGCTGGAAGGAGCTCTACATCGCGGCTTTTAACGCTATGGAAAAGAGCATTGCCGCATCAAGCCCCATGGGTCCTTTCAATATTCCCCGGACTCTGCCCGAAGCCTTGAGGCTTGCAGCGGATCTTGCAGAGAAGGTCCAGCAGGACGCACCGAAAGTTTTGTTTGCCGAAGCGGTTTCAACAAGCACGTCAGAGATCCTGATCGGCGACCTTGCGAAGATCCTTCATCAAAACGGGATCGATATCGGACAAAAGAGGATGTTTGAGTTTCTCCGGAACGACGGGTACCTGATGAAGTACGGATCTTCCCGAAACATGCCGACACAGAGATCTATGGAGCTGGGAATATTCAGGGTCAAGGAGACAACGATAACAAAACCCGATGGAGCAATCCTCATATCCCACACAGTGAAAGTAACAGGCAAGGGGCAGGTTTATTTCGTCAATCTTTTTCTTAAAAAGAAGCTGGCCCTGGTAGCCTAAAAGGTCATATCGGACGGAGGGAGGAATGAGTATGCAGCCATTTACGGGACAGTTTGTGATGATGCCGGCGGAGGAATACGAAAGGCTCTCTTATCTGGAGCGAAAGATAGACAGTATTTTAGCGGCGGTTACATCCGGTGCAGCCGCACCGGCAAGGAAGCTGCCGGAAGATGTTGATCCTGAAAATATGAGTGTTGCAGAAGCAGCTGCATATACGGGAATGTCTGTCGGGTTCCTTAATAAATGCAGGGGAAAAGACGCGACGACAAAGGGTCCCGATTACCGGAAACAGGGAAGCAGAGTCGTTTATTCTCAGACCGATCTCGACCGCTGGAAACAGGAACAGAGGGTCTCAGGAAGAAAGCACTCCCCTTCCCCGCTTGTCAGAAGATACAACAGAAAGAGAGGAGAAGTCTGATGGAGTATTTGATCTATATCATCTTTGTTGTCGTTTTGCTGATCCTGATGGTCTGTATGGCCAACTGGCGTGTACGGAGGGACCGGAAGCAGTACAAGGAATACCGGAATGGGAGGATCGATTGATGAAGGCATTAACGGACGAAGAGAAAGGCAGTATGCAGGCGGATCTGATTTTAGCCAGGACATTTTTGACGGAGGCCATTGTTGCGTTAAAAGATTCGGATCTGCTCAAAACTAAATCAGCCGTCTTTTACGTGGCGCTCCATGCCAATCGCGTTAAAAGCCTTTTGACAGAGAGGACCTTTATGAATAATGGAAGAGCTTGCCTGCAGTGCGTTTATGCAGTCTTATTACGGCGACATGGGAAGCTGGGGTTTGGCGGCAGTTCTGCTGCTGATCGCAGGAATTTACAGGGAGCTGGTAGTGCTTCCGGCAAAGAGGAAAGAACAGAATGAGCATTGAGTTACAGCCGTTCAAACGCAAACTGACCGAAATCAAGGCGATCAGATACGAAGGGCCAACGATGGATTGGGATCTATGCCTGACATACAGAAATGAATTTACCTTTGCGTACGATTATCAGGGTGGCAAATATCTTATTCCGGTCTATAGAGGGCTTCCGGCGCCGCACACCGGAGACTGGCTCGTGTTTGATCCTAATGGATACAACTTAATAGACATAATGTCCGACAAGATATTTCAACAAACATATTCCAGGGCATGAAAGGAGGAATAAAAATGACTGAGATATTTGGATTGATCACAATAGTCGCAATAGTCGTAGTGGTGGCCGGCATGGGGACAGCAAAGGTTAAAGGGGGCAGGTAACAATGGAAAGCGTGTTAATCAGAATGGCCTGCGACGCGGATCTATGTGCAACGCATAAAAGTATGCAACTGATCAGGGAAAATCTTTCGCTCGAAAAAGCAGAAATGCTCTATGAAATGTATAAAGCCTCTCACGAATGAGAGGCCTGAAGATAAGAAATTACTGCTCGAAGCATTGGGGGCTGTAACCCTCGACCAAATTATATCACATTCGGCGGTGACATCATGAGAGATATTATCAAGTGTGTAGATTGTAATTTTTTCGATAGGTGCGATGGATTTAATAGTTCTAATCTCCGCAGGTGCGCCGCCGACGGTCGTCTGCACTGGAAAGGCGACGACGCGGGAAACTGTATGAATTTTGCATTCAGGGAGGCCGATCGATATGCCAGTTAGAAATTTCATAACATGCAACTGTCTGAATTGTGCCCGGTTAACTGACCATTACTGGGCTTCTTCAACTACGCATATTATTAAGTGCCGCAATATCATCACAGGACAAATAGAAATGCGTGAATATCATCCGCTGGATAACCTTTGGTGTCCAAGATGGCAACGAAGGCTTGATGATGAGCGATAAATCAAAAATAGAATGGCTTGACGGCGGGGCAAGCTGGAATCCGATCTCCGGCTGCACTCCGATATCCGAGGGGTGCGCCAATTGCTACGCTAAAACAATGGCTGAAACAAGGCTGCGGGGCATGTTTGGCTATGACAAGGAAGATCCTTTTAAGATTACGTATCACGAAGATAAACTGATTCAGCCGTTGAAATGGAAAAAGCCGAGGAAAATATTTGTCTGCTCAATGGGCGATCTTTTCCATGAGGATGTACCGACGGGGCTGATTATTGATATTTTTGGGGTAATAACAGGGTCTGACCGGCATACCTTTCTTATTTTGACCAAGAGGCCCGAACGAATGAAAAGTTTCATAGAGTATAATAACAGGTTTTGCACTACTCCGTTAAAAAATGTCTGGCTAGGCGTTACGGCTGAGAACCAGCGCACGGCAGAGGAGCGGATCCCAATACTGCTTGGTACTCCGGCGGTAAAAAGGTTTGTGAGTATAGAACCGATGCTGGAGAGTATGGATATTGCATACTATATGCCTGAATATGATTATCGGCCAACATATGAATACTATCAGAAAGCATATCCAAGTTGCGGCAAATCTCCTATTCAAACTAAACCCGGCCTTGACTGGGTGATCTGCGGAGCAGAGACCGGACAGAGCGCACGCCCACTGGATCTCAACTGGGCACGGGGTCTCCGTGATCAATGCTTCGAAAACAATGTACCATTTTTCTTCAAAAAAGCCGGACCGACCGGGACGCTGATCCCGCTGGACTTAATGATTAGGGAATATCCGGATCATGAGCAGTAAATATAAGTTTCCAATGAGGGGAGACTCGAAATGACAAATAATAAAAATGAAGCACCGTTTATTTTGCATGCGGACGATGCAATCAAGAAAGATTCTGAGAAGGTTCGCTTGGACTTGCTGCCGGTGCGTCCATTACTTGAAGTCGGCAGGGTGTTGACGTTTGGCGCAAAAAAATACGAGCCGCGAAATTGGGAAAAAGGTTTTTCATGGAGCAGACCATACGCGGCAACACTCAGACATCTGTTCGCATGGTGGGCAGGAGAGACATACGACAAGGAGACAGGGCTGAACCATTTGGCTCATGCGTTGTGCGAGATCATGTTCCTGTTGGAGTTTTCGTATACACATGTTGAGATGGACGATAGGGTGAAGAAGGAGAGGGCTAACAATGACCGTTGAAGAGGCAAGGAAAAAGGAATGCAGGACATTGCCTATGTACCTGCAATCCGCGGGGGATTTAGGGATTGCAGGTACTGGCACGCTCGAGTTCATCCCGTCAAGTTGCTCCGCTGATAGGTGTATGCACTGGCGCTGGCAATCGAGCGCAAGGATAAACGGCTACTGCGGGTTGTCAGGGAAGGAGGGATCAGAATGAGAACGTTATTTGAAATTATCGAGGCAGTTAAAGATGGTGAGCGTCCTGAATATGATGAGCTGCGCTACGCCCTGTTGGTAACTGATTTTATGTTAACGGACATAGGACAATTTGTATTGATGGATTTGTATGGCAAGGGAAAGTTAGAGGGTTGGGACAAAAAGAAGTACGAAATAAAAGAAGAGCTCCGCCAAAAAGCGCTTAATACGGATCCGAAAACATACGTTGGTAATTTTGATCCAGATGCGCCAGGTCGTCAAAAGGAGCGGGCTATGCATAAGCGAATATTTGATAAGCTTCTCCACGACAATCCAGAGTTATTAAAGGAGGAATCAGAATGAGTGCACACAAGTTTACACCAGGACCGTGGAAAGTTGATTTTAACAACTCAACGAAGCCTTTTATCAACATCCAAGACCAAGAAAAAAATATAATCGCATCAGTGCCTGACAGTGAACTTATTTATGGCGATCAAACCATAATAGCGTTTGAGGACATTGAAGCCAACGCGCAGCTGATAGCCGCCGCGCCTGACATGTATGAAGCGTTGACACGCGCATGTGACAGATATTGCATAGGCTACGACGGCGACAATATCGTTAATTGCGATAATTGTATTATCCAGAAAGCAATCCGCAAGGCACGCGGAGAGAAGGAATGACACACACTGAACTTGTTACAAGGGGTAAGCGTTGGCTGGTAAATAACGGGTGGAATCCTGTTTTTACAGAGCAGGGATTCCAGAATTCACTGGAAAAACCAGACGTTATTGGGTGGCGGGGCGGTTGCTCAGTTCTTTTCGAGGTCGTGGTTACGCGAGTAACATGAAGATAGCCGATGAAAAATATAAAAGAGTTTTTATTCGACGTTCTTGTTCCGTGGAAAAACAGCCTCAGGGAATGCGATGATTGTCCGTTCAGACAGGAGTATGTGCCGCACATGTGCCCAAGCGGAGAAATTATCAATCTGCCGCGCTGTCGTGGAAAGGTGATGCTGGGAGTTAAAAGTCCATGTGAGTACAGGAGATTGTTGAGATAATTATGTGATAAATGGCATTATCATGCCAAAAACTAGGGTTTTTTGAGGAGGAGGAATAAGGATGAATCACGATAAACTACCGAGTAATACTAGACGTCAGAGGCTCATCACTGCAGCCGCACTGATCATTGACGAGATTGAACGTTTAGATCGTGCAGAATCCAAAACGGAGGAGTCAGAATGAAGGAGTCCATTGAAGAGACTATCGATCTTACCGATGATCGGTTGTTCTGGTTCTGCCAGGTAGATATTGAAGTCCTCAGAGATCCGGGACTGTCTCCGACCGACAAGGCCGTCTATGCGATTCTCTGCTCATTCGCCAGTGTTGCCGATCGAAGCGGTCGGCCTTCTATCGGTACGATCGCTGCAGCTACAAACTGTTCGAAGAATACCGCTAGGACAGCTATTAAGAATCTTATATCCAGAGGCGTTCTTGTGAGAGAAGAAAGATACTGTGAAGGCCGTCAGACTTCGTGCCTGTATAAGATTATTGGGGTCAATGCATACAGGGGTTCAAATATTGAAGGGGGGAGGGTTCAAAATTTGAAGGGGGAGGGTTCAAAATCCGGTAAGGCGGAACTAGAACCAAAAGAACTAGAATTAAAAGATACTCTTTCAGAGGGAGCTGAAACCGCTCCCGATGGACAGGATACTCTTCTTTCTGAGGAGGAGTCCATAAGAAAAATTCCTGCAGCCATGAAAGAGACCGTTGAATACTTTCTCTTTAAAACGGGCCGTGTAGGTCTATTGCCGGAAGAACTAGGCCCAATAATGGCGCTGGAAAAGATACATGTGCCGGCACGGATACAGCGGGAGATAACAATAGCCACAGATAGGTTTATAAAGCAGGGCAAGCCTCTGACTGCACTGACTTTTGGCTATATCTATGACAGTCTTAAATACCAGAAATCATCAAAAATGGCACGTGCACAGCCAAAACCTGAAGAGTCCGTATCGACAGAAAACATAGCATGGATGGCATGGGAAGAACAGAACAAGGCGGCATTAATGGCGGAATTTGGGATCAGGGAGGGCGGGAAACGTGATGCAGATGGATAAAAACACATACGAAGTGTTAAAGTGGCTGCGCACGTATTATCCGGACGCCGATCCGCAGGATCTGCCGCGATCTCTGTCAGGGCTTGAGTTCGCAATGCGCAATGAGAACTGCTATAAGACATGCCCAGGGATCAGTAAATGCCATACCAGCGGTTACGTTATGAAGCCGGTAATATCCACGTCGCTGCGGGGAATAACATACAGTACAGTCGTCGAAGCTTGCCAGAAGGGCACGAACGAACGCCAGCAGATACAGGTCCAGAAAACTATATCAAGCTGCGGTGTCCCCGAAAAATATGCTAACTGCACATTTGAGAATTTTAATATCCTGAACTGTCACAGCAATGTGCAGATAGCCTTATCAGTGGCGCAGAAATGCGCGCAGAATCATCTGTCCTTGGTACTTGGCGGTCCTCCGGGAACCGGAAAAACGCACCTTGCCGTAGCGCAGATCAAAGAATATCTGCATGACGGCAAGATAGCACTGTTTCTACCTGTAATAACGCTGCTTGATGAAATTAAAAAAACATTCGGGACGAATAACACAGCGGCTTTAGAAGACACTATAAAAAAGGCGGATTTCGTTGTTCTTGACGATCTGGGCACCCAGTATGATACGGGCTGGGTTAATGAAAGGGTTTTTAGCCTTATAGACTACCGATATTCTCATAAGTTGCCTATGACTATAACAACGAACGCCCTAAACATTGATATGTTTGAAAAAATGGCTGGAACGACCAGCGGATTCAGGATAGTCAGCAGGGTAAAGGACTGCGAGTTCGGGCACGTACACTGGATGAACGGCTGCAGGGACTACAGGAGTATACGCAAGCAAGGCAAGGTTTTAGCTTAAATCAGGAGGTGTTTTGATGGCAAGGCGGACAAGCGATATGCTTATTAATAAACTTGCCGATTTAATTGACCTTATTTTAAGACGCGAGCCCAATGGCCTTGCCATTTTACTTGGGACCGTACCGCCGCCAACATCGGAAGATTTGTACGAAATAGGGCAAAGTTCCCAGCCTGATTACGGAGTAAGGATCCAGTGCGGAAGGGGGATATCTACAGCTGAGGCGATAATTCTCGGTGCCGAAAAATTTGAAATCTTAATTGAAGAAATAGGCGGATGGAAGAAGATACACAGGGCTTTCCGCGCATATCGCAATAAATATCCGGCCGGGTGGAGCCTGCTTGAAGAGCATGCCTTATTTGTTAAACAGGGCGGACTGTTCCACGACGGTCAAGGGGGGATGATGGCCGTAATAGCCAAAAAGCATGGCGATGTTACGGCGAGGACAATCAGAAACCGCAGAAATACAATATTGACCATAATCGCCCGTTTTGTAATATATTGGTTTCCGGAAGATGAGGAATATCAGTTGTTAGGTTAATAAAAAGGGGTTTCCGCACTTCTTCCGTTCTTTGATACTTACTTTGCCCTGTCAATCCTGTATACTATTATCATGTATAGATGTGGTTAATAAAGTGCTCTGATCGGTATTAATTATCGGTTGGGGCGCCTTTATTGTGTAGGAGGCGAAAGGATGGGTGAGATTGTTATTTGGGTCATCAAAGAAGGCAAAACATATCGGGCCGGTGTGTCAGATGCAAAGATAGCGCCGATCCCATTCAGCGCCGAAATCATCACGCGGGCTCTAAAATGTGATGAGCGGATTATGTTCGAATGGGTGAAGAAACGCATTAAACGCGGCTGGCCGATCGATAAGATCAAGGCGGCCTGCTGACATGCAGACTGTTAAGCCTATTCGGGAGCAGAAAAGTGTATTCGCCCTCCTGCACTTCCTCAAGGACTGGAATCGTAATTACTACGTCGCCGCTGCGATCGGCATCAATTGGGGGCTGCGCTGCAGTGATATTCTGTCGCTGACGATAGCGGATGTCATTGCCGGAGAAGGCAGTAGAATACAGATCCAGAAACAGATCGAACTTATAGAGATCAAAAACCATCACAAGCGGATCATACCTATATCAGACAATATGCAGTCGATCCTTAAGGAACACATCTTTTGGCTTGGCTACCCGGACATACCCATCGAAGCGCCGCTCGTACTCTCCCGTAACTACCGGCATACGCCGGATGGCATGATAGAACTTAAGCCCTTATCACGCAAACGGCTGTGGACCGTCATATCATTCGCAGCCCAGGAGCTCGGGATCCGTGACAAACTGGGCACACACTCATTGCGCAAGACGTATGTGTGGCAGGCATGGGCTAGAGGTGAATCGCTGGATGTAATACGCAAGGAATTAGGGCACAGTTCGGTCGAGATAACAGAGAGATATGCATCGATACCCTCAGAAAGATCTCGCGGAATATACGAGAAGGTGAACTTCGCCTTGCCGGCGGCCTCTAAAGCGAAACACCAAAAACGACAGAATGGCATGTTTTTGAAAAAATACAAAAGTTTTGTGGATAACTAGGTTCCGCATCGGGCCTAAATTTTACAAACCCTGTTCAGCACCTCTCTTTCGGAGCCTGATCCAACGAGACAGAATGTAGGTTAAGTCTCGTTGGTGAAGATTAAGGGCACAGAGCTGGAATGTAGTCTATTACTGTATTTATGACTTTCGCGGGTCCTTCCCGGGGGGGTGTGCCCCTTGCGGGGCTGGCGACTCGCGGAAATTGTACATTCGAAACTTACAATTTGCTCAGTTTCGTTTGAGGCCCGGATAAAACAGGAGGGTCAATATGGATAGGGAAAAATTGAACTTTAGTAACAATAAGGCTTCTGTTACTGATAGTATGCATTTATGTTCAACTGAAGAGATTTCATCTGTTCTGGGGATGACCCCCCAATGGGTGCGTAAATTGTCAAAAGAGGGCGTGATCCCTCAGGTTACCAGAGGGAAGTTCGACCTTCTTTCTACAGTTAAAAGATATATCGGATATCTGAAGGAGTCTCAAAAAGAGCAATCGACACCCAGTGACCAAAAGAAAATGAAGGCCAGAAAACTCAAGGCTGAAACCGAGGAGCGGGAAGCGCGTGCGAAGTTGGCCGAGATCCAGCTGGATGAAAAGGCAGGGAAGTTGATAAGCAGGGAGGATGTCATAAGAGAATGGTCCGGACGATGCGTAGAGGTCAAGGCCGCCCTGCTTGGCCTGCCTCAGGAGATAGGGTTTCTCTTCCCTGATTCCGAATACAGGCACATGATAGAGGAAAGGGTTGAGCAATTTGTCTATGAAACTCTTGAGCGATACAGCAGGGAAGGTATATCCACACCCGCCACAACCGGTCTTATGGAGCCGTGAAGAACTCCGGTCGCTGAGACCTCCGAAACAGATAACAGTTAGTGACTGGGCTGATCAAAACAGGGTTCTAGATAAGAAGAGCAGCTCGATGCCTGGACCATGGAGGACCTCGCGGACTCCATATCTCAGAGAGATAATGAATAACTTTAAATGTCGGTATGTCAGGCGGATAACCCTTTGTTTCGGGACTCAGCTGGGCAAGTCCGAAACCCTTATGAATCTTATCGGTTATTGTGTGGATGAAGATCCGGGAAGCATGCTTATGGTATATCCGACAGATGAACTGGCCAGGTCGATCAGTAAAAACAGGATCGAGCCGATGATCCGGAGCTGCCCCGCTCTTGAAGCCAAGTGGAATCCGGCGGCTTCAGAGACGCTGGAACTGCAGTTTGCGGGAATGTACCTTGCGTTGGTTGGTGCAAATAGTCCTTCGAAGCTGGCTAGCCGGCCTGTCAAATATCTTCTGTTCGATGAAGTTGATAAGTTTCCCGTCAGGGCGGGTAAAGACTCTTCCCCGATAGAGCTTGCAAGCGAACGGACAAAGACTTTTTCATACAGAAAAGAAGTCTTGGCCTCCACGCCCACATATTCAGAGGGGGTCATCTGGCAGGAGTTTTTAAACAGCCAGGTTAAAAAGAGATATTTTGTTCCGTGCCCTCAGTGCGGATCGATGCAGCAATTTGAACTTAAGAATATCAAGTGGCCCGAAGAGCTGAACAATACTGACAAACAGGAAAGGGAATCCAAGGTGTTGACGGAGACCTGGTATGAATGCCCCGCCTGCCATGAACGCATCTACGACATTGACAAATTACCGATGCTGGCGCGCGGTGAGTGGCGTCCGGTCAAAAGAGAAAAGGGTCCAGATGGTAAGTATGTATGGACAGAAGAAAAAAATCCAAGAAACAAACCCGAGAGCGTAGCCTATAATCTAAATTCAATCTATTCTCCGTGGATCACGTTCGGGCAAATAGCCCAGAAGTTTCTCCGCTCTAAGGATGACGCGATTTCTTTTATGAACTTTATGAACGGCTGGCTGGCAGAACCATGGGAGCCTTCATCAGCGACAATGAACAGTGATGCGGTAATGAAACTGCAGCGGCCGTATGAACGAATGACAGTGCCCAAAGAAGCTCAGATATTAACATGCGGGATAGACGTGCAGCTGGATCATATGTGGTACGAAGTGCGGGCATGGGGGGCAAGGGTAACCTCATGGCTTATTGATTACGGCAGGGTCGAAACATGGGCCGAGATAGAAGAGATATTAGACAAGCCCTGGCGTACTGAACTTGGTCAGGATATTTTAATTCATCTCGCCTTTTTAGATTCAGGGTACCGCACGGAAGAGGTGTATGAATTCTGCGCTGCCCATTCCGGTTTGGCTTATCCGACAAAAGGATCCAGCTCGGCTGTAGTCAAAAGTCCGCTGCTGGAAAGTCAGGTCGAAAAAGCCGAATGGGGTGGGTTAAAGCTTTTTATAGTCGACACAAATTATTATAAAAACTTTATCTCGGGACGTATACACCCAACCAGTGAAATGCCCGAGCGATGGTTTGTCTATGAGGGGATACATCGCGAGTATGCGGAACAGATATGTTCTGAGCACAGAGTTAAAGAAATAGATAGTAAAGGCCGAGTTAAAGAGGTATGGAAGCCGGTTACGGAGCATACGCCAAACCATTTGCTCGACTGTTCGGTCCTGACGACAGCAGCAGCAGAGCGAATGGGAGTGCGGTATCTTACGGAAGGAGGTAATGAGCAATGACGGAAGAAGAGATCAGAGAAGAGCTGGCCTCCGTAAATGCGGCGATTAAAGCGATTAGAGAAGGCGCACAGGAATATAAGGTAATGAACAGAACGGTCAGAAAGGCAGAGTATGCCACCCTGCTTAAAGAACGAGCCGCTCTTGAGAGAAGGCTTGCGGCCATCAGCGGAGAGTGCCTCTCTTATGGGGGTTGGCCGGGACGATGAATTATCTAGATAAATTTATTGGGTATCTGAGTCCAAAGCGTGCATATGAGCGCATGGTTTACCGAAGTGAACTGGAGCGAAATTACACAGCGGCCAGAACAGACAGGTACGGCAAGTGGTTCCCCCGTAACCAGCCGGCGGAATTAACTGATGCGCCGTATAGAAACCTGATCAAGGCAAGGGCAAGGGACCTTGAGCGCAACAACGGAATAGTCCAGGGGGCGGTAGGAATCATCCTGCGTAACGTCGTAGGCCTTGGAATTAAGCCGCAGGCAGTGTGTGTGAGTAATAACGGAACAGAGTTATGGAAAATCAATGATAGGATCGAAGAACTGTGGGCTGAATGGATCAACAAAGAAAACTGCGATGCTTCGCGCAGCCTTAATTTTTATCAGATGCAGGAGATGTTCCTAAGGCGAAAGATCGTCGACGGGGATAGTCTTGTGATTATAGGATACAACCCCAATAAAAATTCAGATTTTCCTCTACTGCTCCAACTGATTGAAAGTGATCTGCTGGCAGAAGATCTGATACAGCATGAAGGACATTATGTTTATGGCGGGGTCGAGGTCGATGATTACATGGCGGCCGTAGCTTATCATTTACGGTTTGATCCCAGAAATATCGGAAAGATCACCAGAACGGAGGCGTCCCGCGTAATTCACGGATTCTTGAAGCTGCGGGCTCCACAGACCAGAGGAATATCCGCGCTGGCGGGGATTATGGAAAACGTACGCGATTGTGGCGAATTTATTGAATCGGAGCTTAAGGCCGCCAGAATGGCAAGTGCGCTGACAGGCGTCGTTTCCTCAGAACATCCTGGGAACACGATAGGACGTCAGATGACAAATCCGGCGGGTCAGAAAATAACCGAAATCGAAATAGGAACAATGTTAAGTCTGGCTCCGGGGGAAAAGGCGGAATTTGTTACGCCCGGAAGGCCCAATGGAGCTGCTGCTCCTTTTGTTTCTGCCATACTGAGATTTGTCGGCATGGGACTCGGGCTGTCATATGAGGCGCTGTCCAGGGATCTCAGCCAGGTAAATTATTCATCCGCCCGCGAAGGAAGGCTTCAAGATATCAAAACTTATGAAATGATGCAGCAGGATCTGATCGATAATTTCTGCCAGCCAATATACAGGCAATGGATGGACTCAATTGTATTAAACGGCAAGATCAATATCCCAGGATACTGGATCAATAAAAAGAAATATCAGAAATGCAAATGGGTCAAACCGGGATGGAAGTGGGTCGATCCTCTGAAAGATGCAAAGGCGTTGGAAACGCAGCTTGCACAGAATATGACCACACTGCAGGATGCCTGCGGGCAAATGGGTTATGACTGGCAGGAGGTAGTTGAACAGAGGGCCCGTGAAAAGGCATACATACAAGAGGTTGAAGCGATGAATAAAATCCAGACAAATGGAGGTGAGAATAATTCCGCACAGCAGAGCTGAAACAGAACGGCTAAGGGCTGAACAGGACCAGAGGTACGGCCCAGGCTACATTCACACAAGGGAAGCAAGGGTAGCAATAGCTCCGCGGGATAATAGGTCCGTGGAGCTATCGTTTTCATCGGAGGAGCCTGTACGCCGTTATGACTGGTGGGAGGGCCAGTACTACGACGAAATTCTTTCGCATACGGACTCCGTGGATCTGACAAGGATCCTGGAAATAGGGGTTTTGCTTTGGAACCATGATCCGAATCATCCGATAGGCAGGATTGAGAATGCCTGGATAGACGAAACAGACAGGAAGGGCAAGGCAATCGCAGTATTCGACTCGGATGAGGAAGCCGAGAAGCTGTATCAGAAGGTTTTATCCGGGACGCTTAAGGGGATATCTGTCGGGTACTGTGTGTCCCGCTGGGAAAAAATCAAAGAAGGAGTGACGGTAGGTGACGTAAACGGCCCTGCAATGGTGGCGCGTGAATGGATGCCATATGAAATTTCATTGGTCAGCGTTCCTGCTGATATGACGGTAGGAATCGGACGCAATATAAATATTGACAAGAGGAGTGATAAAGGTATGAGTTTGCTTGAGAGGATGCAGGAACTTGCCGCCAGGATCCGCAAAGAAAAAGGGACTCTGACACAGTACATGAAAGAAGCGAAGGAGATCCTTCGTGAGGCAGCAGGCGCTGATGACTACGATCAGGTGGTTGATGCGATGGAACGTGGGCTGGCGGAATTTGAAATAACACCGCCATGTGCAGCACAGACACCCGCAGCACATGAACAAGATGACATGGCAAGAACAGCGGCAGCCACTGAACGCAGAAGGATCAGCGAAATAACATCGCTGTGCAGGGATTTCAATGTTGACCCTCAGGGCTATATAGACAATGGGGCCGAACTTGACGCCGTACGAGCACAGGTCCTTGAAAGGGTCCGCGCCGCCAATGCTCCGGCCAACACCAGCAGAGCCCAGGTCACAGAGGACGAAAGGGATAAATTCCGCAGCGCAGTAGTTGACGGTCTGAGGATGAGATCCGGAATTCGCATGGAAACATCTGCTCCGGGTGCGGAGAATTTCAGAGGTATCTCCCTTATGGATCTTGCCAGGGAATCTCTTATAAGAAGCGGAGAGCGTGTAGGATATGCAGAATCCAGAATGGACGTTGCACGCAGGGCTTTTGCCACAGACGATTTCCCGTATATCCTGGGCGGACTTGCCAGGGCGACTCTCGCTGATTCCTATAGAACAGCTCCTTCAACATGGGACGCATGGTGCGGAGTCGGCAGCCTGAGTGATTTTAAGGAACAGACGATCGTAAGGCTTAGCGAAACTGCAGATCTTGAACTGGTTCCCGAAGGCGGAGAGTATAAGTTTGGGCATTTTGCCGAGAATAAGGATTCGATCAGGCTCTATACCTATGGTAAAAAATTCGCTCTGACGCGCCAGGCGATTATCAATGATGACCTTAGGGCGTTTACCAGGCTGCCGCAGAAGTTTGGGTCAGCCGCAAAGAGGACCATCAATAAGGCTGTCTATGCGATCCTTGTTAATAACACGGTAACAATGGCCGAGGACGGTAAGGTGTTGTTCCATACCGATCACGGCAATATCGGGACCGCCGGAACAATAAGCACAACCACGCTTTCAGAGGCAAGGAAGCTCATGCGGAAGCAGCAGGATCCGCAGAAACTGGATACCTTAAATATATATCCGAGTTTCATCCTCGTCCCGCCTGAACTTGAAACTCTGGCGGAACAGGTGCTTCTCAGCTCCGCGGATATCGCCGGCGCCAATGCCGGAGTCATCAACCCATTCCGCGAGAAATTCAGCATCGTATGCGATGCGCAGCTGACGGATGCAAGCGACTGGTTCCTCGCGGCATCACCGAGCATGGTAGACACAATAGAGGTCGCGTTCCTAGATGGCGCTAATGCCCCTGTAATAGAACAGCAGCCGGGTTGGGATGTTGACGGAATGGAATGGAAGGTTCGCCTTGATTTCGGCGTTAAGTGCTGGGATTACCGCGGACTCTTCAAGAACGCCGGTTAGGGAGGGAATATTATGAGCAGACAGGCAATGCCGGTACAGGCCGGAAGAGTTATTAATTATCTAAATCCATCAGATGCAGCTGCTGATATTAAGGTCGGAGATGTTGTCGGACTGGTCAGCATGTGCGGGATCGCGGAGGCAAACATTCCAAAGGGCGCAACAGGAGCCGTTACCCTTGAGGGAGTGTGGGAAGTTAAAGCGGTAACCAACGCAGCATTTGCTGTGGGTGATGTGGTCTACTGGAATGCTGAGAACGGTTATGTCACGAAGACCTCAACGAACAATGTATTCTTTGGGATCGTTATTGAAGCCAAAGGCACAACGGCGGCCAAGGCTAAGGTTATGCTGGGCAGAGTCGCACTTATCACGGTAAATGTGACCGAAGCAGTGGACACAACCCAGATCCTGGAGCACACCCACAATGAGTCTACCGGGGCCGTAACGCTTGATGTAACAGCAACAGAGTGGGAAGTTATTCCCGTACCAACTGCTGGATAATAACTAAAGGAGGACAGTGTTATGACATTGAAAGAGTTGATCAATAATGACATTAATACTGTCTTTCTCAACCAGTCTGAGACGGCAGAGGAGATATCCTACGAAGGAGAGACTATTGTAGCTACAGTCGAAGAAGTAATCGGCCAGCCAATAGTAGGCAGAATGAACAGATCAGAGCGCCCTGAGGGAGTATTTGGGCGCTCTATTTATGTTTACATGTCAACTCCGGAGACCCTGCCGGTACAGGGCAAACGTGTCACGATGGGGCGCGAAGGCCATGATCCGGAACGCTGGACCGTAAGAGAGGTCAATGATGATTCAGGCATGATTATGATCCTTCTTGAGGCGGTGGATTCCTGATGGTTATTTCGGTTGAAATTAAAAATCTTGATCGTATTGAGCAGCTGATCAGAGTTATGCCGAAGGAGGTCGAAAAGGAATTAAGAAAGGCCGTTAACAAGTCTGTTGCTGTGGCGCACCGGGAAGCCTTAATACAGATCACCAGGGTTTATACGGTCAAAATGGAAGCTATTGCCAAAGAGCTCACCGGAATTAAAGCGTCCGGGTCAAGCTTGCAGGCAATACTGAAATCAAGGGGCCGTCCGCGCGGGGCAGGCAATTTTAATGTCTACCCGAAAAACGTAAATCCTGACCCCGGCTGGACATCGCGGTCAGGATATTCTGCGGAAATAATTACAGGGAAGACCTCTCAGTTGTCCAGGGATTATTTCTGGATGTCCGGAAAAAATAACAATGTTCATTTGTTTAAACGCATAGACTCCAGCAAGCGCGGGAAAGACTTTGAAATATTCGCAACAGTATCAACGCCGCAGATGCTCGAAAATGAAAATGTTATTGACAGGGTGGCAGAAGTTACTCTGTCTCAGCTTGAGGCCGTCTTCATGAAAGGCATGGAGCGCCGGCTGTCGATGGAGGGATAGAGGCATGCTGGAATTATTAACCGAGCTCTCAAAATATTGTCAGGATGCTCTGTCTGAACTTTCCCTTCAATCAAAAGATAGAGGGAAGCTGCCGTCGTTTAAATCATTCATCGGCGAGATCCCAGGCGAAAACGAAAGGCCCAGGGCGAGCGATTTTCCGCTGCTGCTTTTCCGGTTGATGTCGTTCGAAGATCCTCTGAATGAATCTCAATCAACGCTGTATATTCGTATTTTTGTAGGGGTGTACTGTATTGAGGAGAGTAATAATGACACGATAAGTCCCGGATATTATGATCTGTTAAATGTTTTAAAACGGCTGAGAAGTGCGCTGTTACGAGTCAGATCGATCGGTGGCAGGCGCCTCACAGGAAAGATCAGCGGCGGCCCATTCGAGATCCAGGCGTATCCATATTACTTCGGCGATATCTTGGTCCAATATGAAGAGCGCCAGAACACGGAAGAATTCACGGAAGAGGAGGAAATAGACAACTATGGCTCAGCCTACGGGAACAATAAAACAAAAAACTGGAGGCACCCGGCCGACAGCCCAGACGGAACAGACGACGAACGAACGCAGTTTTAACTTCGCGGGCATCAGGATATACATTGGCCCTGATATGTTAAAAAAGGGGCTCAGGCATAACATGGGATTTCGGGGAGGATTACCGCCGGAAATTAAGGCAATATGCAGTAATTGTCCGGCCATATTTACGCTGATGATTTCCCCTGCAAATTTGTCTGTCGCGAAGAAAGCTGTGGTAATCAGGGGAATGCCCGTTGAACAGGCGTATCAGGCAGCACTTAAATATTACAGGGGAGGTGAGTAAGAATGTTTTTCCATGGAGTTAGAAACAGCGAGTCTCCTACCAGTATAATTCCGCCTGCGCCATGCGAAGCGGCAATGCCGGTATATTTCGGGATTGCTCCCGTGCATAGAACAGGTACGTTGTCCAAAAAAGTCAATTATCCTGTTTTGGCCAACGGATACGATGACGCGGTGCTTGCTCTGGGATATGATCAAGACTGGTCTAAATGGACCCTTTGCGAAAATATATATGCGCAGTTCGCGCTTTTCGCAATGTCGCCATGCGTTTTCGTCAACGTTTTCGATCCGGCAGTACATAAGACCGCAGCTGCAGAACCGGAAGCGCTCACTCTGGCAGCCGGATCAGGAAAGCTATCTGTCCCAGATGTCCTTTTGAGCAGCATTGTTGTAAAAGATTCCACTGCCGAGACAACATATGAACTGGGAAAAGATTACACGGTTGCATATGACAGTAAATATAAGGCAGTGATCACGCGAGTGAGCACGGGGACAATCGCCACAGATACAGATGTGCTCTCCGTAACGTATGATTACGCGGATCCGTCCAAAGTGGATAAAGATGACGTGATCGGAGGCATTAACGTTACAACCGGTAACGAAGAAGGACTTGAAGTAATTGAAAAGGTCTTTCCGCTTACTCGTAAAGTCCCGGGGCTAATCGTGGCCACAGGGTGGAGTGAGGATTCAGAAGTTGCAGCGGTTATGGCTTCAAAGGCATGGAGCATCAACGGACTGTTCAAGGCTGTCGCGATAGTGGACATTCCTGTAACCGGAGAAGGTGCCCCGGATCAGTACAGCGAAGTTCCGGCGTACAAAGAGACCCAAAATCTCAACGATGACCTGCAGCATGTAGTGTGGCCTATGCTGAAACTTGGTGATACGGAATTCCGCTATTCATCGCAGTTTGCCGCCCTGATCCAATGGACGACGCACCACAAGGGGAAAGATATCCCGTATGTCTCGCCGTCCAATCAGAACATTAAATGCGATACTCTGATCTCCGGCGCCAAAGGAAGCAGGGAAGAAGTGATGCTCTCCCTGACAAAAGCCAACTATCTGAACGAGAACGGCATAACCACAGCCCTTAACTGGATAGGTGGCTGGCGTGCATGGGGCAACAGGAATGCATGTTACCCGGCATCTACTGACACTAAGGATGTCTTTCTGCCGATCCGCATGATGTTCAACTGGGTAGAAGCTCAGTTTATCCTCAGCTTCTGGCAGAAAGTCGATGGGCCCATAACACGGCGCCTGGTAGAGAGCATTGTGGATTCCTTCAACGACAGGCTGAACGGTCTGACTGCGCAGGAGGCTATCCTCGGCGGGCGCATTGAGTTCAGGAAAGCGGATAACCCGGTCTCCAATCTGCTGGACGGCAAGATCAAGTTCAAGACATACCTGACTCCGCCTCCGCCTGCAGAAGAGATCTCCAACGATTTTGAGCTTGATCCGGACTATTTCTCGTTACTGTTCGGGTCCGCGGAATGAGGTGATGTAGATGGCTATGCAAATACCAGAGAAGCTGATCAACTTCCGTGCATATAAAGACGGCACCCAGTATATGGGGATTGCCAACGTGGATCTTCCATCGATGCAGTCGATGACGACCAGCATCAAAGGATCAGGGATATCCGGAGAAATTGATTCAGTGGTCCCCGGACACTTCCAGTCCATGCAGGCGAAGATACAGTTCCGCACGGTAACGACTGAAGGGATTGCGCTTCTGGCACCTATCGCCCATGAGATCGACTTCCGCGGATCCCTTGATACATACGATTCTGCGGAAGGGAAACATGTTGTGACGCCGCTGAAGGTCTGGATTAAAGGTAAGCCTAAGACTGTCCCTCTTGGCAAGCTGGAGCCCGGATCAACGATGGACAACGATATAGAACTGGAGGTCCTTGCGCTGGGCGTATGGATCAACAGCAATGAGGTCATATACATCGACAAACTCAACTATATCTGTCGTGTAGAAGGCACGGACTATCTTGCTGACGCGAGGGCTGCGGAAGGGATGAGCTCATGATAACAATTAAGCTCTCTAAAGAGGTTGAGTTTGAGGGGAAAAAATATACGGAGCTCTCGGTAGACTACGACAAACTTACAGGCCGCGATCTCATGAGCGCGGAACGGGAGGCATCTGTTCTGGCCGGCCGGCCGGTAGTGGATATAGATAAAACATACCAGGCTGTTTTGGCCGCCAAGGCCGCCGGGGTCATCAGCGACATGATTGTTAACCTTCCGGCTAAAGATTTTGTTGCCGTAGTGGGGACAGCCCAGGATTTTTTGTTAGGAATATAGGCGACGGCGGCAACCCGGCCGAGATCGTGAGAGAAATTATATTGGCGCTGGACAGTAAAACGCATACGCCAATTCCTTTCTGGCTGGACCTTCCGCTGTTTGACCTTATGGCATGGACCGAAAGTGTAAGCGTAAAAATCAACCGAGAGACACCTAAGCAGTAAGTTGCCGCCCATTTGGGCGGCGCGGCTTTATTTGAATTATTGAAAGGGGGCGTCATTGTGGCTAATAAATTAGAAGCGCAGCTGATAATTGCCGGAGCCGTATCCAACTCAATGCTGCAGAGCGTCGGTAAATCCAACAGGGCGCTCGCATTATTCGGCAAGGCTGCCAACGACGCGCAGAAAAAACTTGACGCGCTTGCGAAGGCAGATAAAAATCAGGCTGCGTTAAGAGTACAGATCGATAAGCTGGCTGATGCTAAAAATAAATTAAAGGCAGCCGAAGAGGCACTACAGAACGCATCCGGGAAAAGTGCAGCCCAGCAGGAGAAATTATCCCAAAAACGTGCTGCGGCTCAGATCAAAGTCAGCGAACTTGAAAAAAAGGTCAAGACTTTAACTGAGAGTAATAAGCGTTACGTTAACGATGTTCGCGCTTCGTATGGCCCACTTGAGCGGATGAGGGCAGAACAGGATAAATTAAGGATCAGCGCCGAGAAGCTGAACAAGGTACAGGAACGCGGTGCGGCCTTAGAGAGAAGACGACAGCAGCAACGCAGCTCCATGGCGAACGCAAGGGCCGGGATGGTGGACGCTATGGCGCTGGCATACGCTGCCAGAGGTCCTATAAATGCAATGCTGGAAGGCGAGATGTCCGGCTTCTATCTGTCTACAGTTTTAAACGCCAAAGATCAAAAAACAGCAATGCAAAAAGCATATAAAGTTGCCCAGAGTGTAGCAAAGTCCGGTATCGCTGGATACAACGATGCAATGGATATTCAATACGCACTGAATTCTGCCGGTTTTACTGCAGCTCTTGCAAGCGCAGCCACTCCAGTTATAGCGTCTGTGGCAAAAATTACAAAAGGATCCAGCTCCGAAGTCGGTGAAATCATAGCGACTACTTATAATAATTTGGGAAATCAAATCCAGGGCAACATGGAGCAGAAATTAACCCGGATTGGAGAGCTCTTTACCAAAACCCAATTTAAATTTCAGATCCGGGATTTTAGCCAAATCGGGGAATCCTTCAGATATGCAGCTGCGCCTATCATGAATGCAAATGCAAATTTAGAACAGTCATTTACGATATTAGGCAAACTTAATGATGCAGGCCTAAGGGGTGGTCAGGCTGGCACAGCGTTTGCAGCAATGATGCGTCAGGTAATTAAGGGAACCAAGGACTATGCTCCGCAACTTGCTTATATGTCAGATGGAACCATGGATGTAATTGGCACATTAAAAAATATTAAAAAAGACATGCGTGGCATGGATGACGCGACCGCTTTCAGGTTTCTCAGTTCTCTTGGCGGCGACGAAGGAGTTCGCGCCCTTGCTCCACTGCTAAAAGACCTTGATGGGCTAACTTCTGCAAATGAAGATGTGAAAAACAGCTCTAAGGGAATCATAGATAAAAATATTGAGAAATATTTAAAGACCAACACCGCACGGATCGAAGCGATGAAGGGATCTCTTACGTTGGCGGCGCAGGCCATGGGCGGGGCATTTGGCCCGGCAATACAGCGTATTGGGGGATGGCTATCATCTGCAGCTATTAAATTTGGCATATTTGCGGAAAAGCATCCCGCGCTTATGAAATTCTTCGGTACGATCCTCGCCGGAGCTGTCGCAACAAAACTTATGTATTCCGGACTCGCTTATTTCTTCGGAATGTTCGGAGGCGGAATAACCAACCTGCTGATATTCTGGAACTGGCTGCAGAAAATTAATCTTGCCGTCCGTGGAATCGGGGTTGTCACCGGCCCCGGCGCCAAGATGATTGTATTGCTAGGGAAGGGCATTATGTTTGCTACTAAGGCTATATGGGCAATGGTGGCAGGGCTCGGATGGTGGCTCGTTGCAATAGCCGCAGTGGCGGCCGCAGGGTATTTAATCTACAAAAACTGGGATAAAATCAAGGGGCTGTGGAAATCATTTGAAAAACAATGCCCGACACTGGCAGCTATATTAAAAGGATCGGTAGATATAATAATCAAGGCTGTTACGGGTCTTTATGAAATGTTCCGAAGGGCGTTTGAATGGGGACGAAAGCTTCTCGGACTTGATGCCGGCGGGACGGTGCCGACAGCTGCAGCGATAGCCGGGAAAGGCCGGATTGCCGAAAAAACCCGAGGCAGGCTCCCAAAGCATGGCCGCGGCGGTATTTTCAGAAGCCCCGAGGTGGCGATCATAGGAGATAAACCCGAAGCACTTGTTCCTCTGCAGGACAGAATGAGAGCCGGTTCAATACTATCAAGCGCCGGTCTGACTGCTCAGGGTACCGGAATAAATGCCACCTTCTCTCCGACATACGTGATTAATGGAAATGCCGATGAAAGCGTAATGAGAAAAACAGCAAAGCTCAGCTTCTCGGAGTTCAAAGAATATTTGAAAAAGTACCAAAATGAAAACCAAAGGGTGAGCCTGGCATGATAATCATGACGCGCAGCGGCGACACTTGGGATTCAGTTGCCTATCGGATATGGGGGAAGGGCGCTGATCAGGCGTTTATGTCAGATCTCATCGATGCCAATCCACTTTATATAGAGGTTGCAGTTTTCCCGGCTAACATTGAAATCACTGTTCCTGATGTTGAGGATAAGACTGCAGTAACTCTGCCTCCGTGGAGGCGATAAAATGCTGGCCAGACGGGTTGAACTGAATCTATCAATTGGAGGGGTTGATATCACTAATGATATCGCCCCTTACATTATCTCGTTTACCTATAACGACAATCGCAGCGGTGAAGCTGATTCGATCACGGTAGAGCTGGAAGATACACAGGGTAAATTTATCGGGGACTGGTTTCCTAAGCGAAATTCTGTTATGGACGCATCGATCAGAGTAAAAGACTGGAAGCGTTCGGGAGACACCAACGTTTTAAAATGCGGGATATTCGAGATCGATGAGATAGAAGCTTCCCAGGGAACAGTCAGCATTAAAGGCGTGTCATCACCGGTTACTTATGCCGGTCGCCGCGAAAACGTTACAAAAACATGGGAAAAAATGCAGCTTAAAAACATTGCCCAGGACATTGCGGAGAAATCCGGTCTCTTGCTTAATTACACTGCCGCGGAGAACCCTGAATTCGGGCGCATCGATCAGACTCAGGAATCCAATCTGCAATTTCTTACGCGATTAACACACAGATCCGGACTGGCAATCAAAATAGTTGACGGTAAAATTTCTATTTATAACGAAATTGACGCCGAAAAAGAATCCGCTTCGCTGACGATATCCCGTACAGACAAAACAGTAAGGGGCTGGAGCTTCAAGACCCAGTCGGTCAACACATATAAGTCCTGCGAGGTCAGTTATTTCGATCCGAACACAAAGGCTCTGATCGAAGCCGACGCCGCAGAGCCGGATGATATGCCGAGTGGTCAGGTTCTTAAGATCAACACAAGAGTAGAAAGTCAGGCCGAGGCGGAAGCCCTTGCGCAGAGCAAATTAAGGGATGCGAATAAACGGGAAGTTACCGGAAGTCTGGATCTCGTCGGCGACGTACGCCTGCTGGACGGGATAGTTATACAGGTTGAAGGATTTGGCACATTTGACGGCAAATATCGCGTTGCAACCTCAGCGCACGCTGTGTCATCCGGCGGATATACGACACACGTTGAACTCGAATCAGGTCCGCCATCGGTACGAAAGGGCGGCAAGGGTGAAAGGAAGGCCAGTAAGAAAGGTAAAAGTGTTCCGGAATGGAAGGCTATTGTAGAAAGGAACAGGGCTAATGGCTGAATATGACGACATAATACGAATCGGAATAGTATCCTCCGTTCATCCGGAAAAACATCGGGTCAGAGTCAGGTTTGCTGATAAGGACGACCTGACATCGTATGAATTGCCGATGATTGTTCGTGGCTCTCTGAAAAACAAAATGCAGTATCTTCCGGATCCCGGAGAAGCTGTTTTATGTGTATTCCTTCCGAACGGGGAGGAACAGGGTTTTTGTCTGGGATCCTTTTATTCCAAGGCGGATCCTCCGGATTCTGCAGACAAAGAAGAATATTTGTTGAAGATCCCCGGGGGCGTCTGTATTTCGATACACAGAACCAACAGGACCATCCGAATGGTGGACAGCTACGGATCCAAAATGATATGGGCAGACGGCGATATCACCTTTAAGAGTGCCAGGAACATAAACCTTAATCCTGACAACGATATTGCCCTGCCCGATCACATTAATGCACTTTTTGATTAGGAGGAATGACAATGCCTGCACAAACCAGACTCGGTGATTGCTGTACAGGGCACGATGCCTGTCCTCCGCGTCCGCTTGCCACCGCCAGCCCGAATGTTATAGTCAACGGCCAGCCGGCCGGTCGCGTTTCGATTGATACATTCGCGGATCACGGATGCCCCGACCATCCGCCGCACAGCGGGATTATTTCTTCCGGAAGCAGCAACACTTTTATCAACGGGTACCCAGCCAGCCGGATCGGCGATCCTGTCAGCTGCGGCGGAAACGTCCGGGACGGCAGCCCGAATGTATTTGTAGGAGGGTGATTATATGTCCATCGGCAGTTTTGGTAGGGTGATTTTTGTCGCCTCTGCAAACGAGATCCGTACATTCGATGAACTCCAGCAATCAGGATCTGCGCGTTATGCAGAACATGCCGTTCTGGGATCAAAGCCTTTGCTCGAATTTATCGGGCCAGGGCTTGAAGAGATCTCATTTAAAGTTACGCTTAATTCTTCCTGCGGTGTAGATCCTGATTCAGAATTTAAAACGCTGCAGGAGATCAGGGATTCCGGAGAGATTTGTACCCTGGTATTCGGCAACACAAAAATTGGCAATTTTATCCTGGAAAGCATCTCCGCGACAGAAGGCCCGCGCGGAAAGGATGGCCGGGCAACGTGGATAGAAGCGGGGCTGTCCATTAAGGAGTATGTTGACAATGGATCTTGAGATGGTACTGGACGGCACATCAAATGTATTCACTTCGACCGGGGCAGCTAATTTAAAAAATTGTCTGTGCACGATCGCTGCCACCAGAGTTGGGACTGTGCCGATGCTGCGACATTTCGGAACAGACTGGCAGTGGCTCGACCTGTCTGAGCCCGCGGCAATGGCCAAATACAGAGCGGACCTGATCGATGCCATCGAACAATGGGAACCCAGGGTAAAGGTTATTTCGATCGCATTTAAAAATGATAAGAGTGCGGCACAAAACGGGAAAATTATCCCGGTAGTCAGGATCAAATTAAGGGAGGGGGTCACATTGTGAGTCTGGATATTAATCCTATCCTTTTCGCAGAGAAAGACTCGGAGGCTATAGTTGAAGGGCTGATATCCCGCTACGAGGCGGCCGCCGGAGTAACTTTATATCCCGGCGATCCTGTAAGGCTCTTCCTTGAAACGATCGCGTACATAATATCTTATCAGCGGAGCTTAATCGATTTCACTGGGAAGATGAACTTATTGGCGTACTCATCAGGTAATTACCTAAATCATTTAGGTGCCTTTGTCGGCGTGACTAGGCTTCCGGCGGCAGCTGCTGTATGTACCGTCAGGTTTACCCTATCGGCATCCCAGGTCGGCAGTGTTATTATCCCGTCCGGCACGAGAGTATCAGCCGGAGGAAATATCTACTTCACAACTGATACGGCTACTGAGATCCCGGACGGAGATATCTACACGGACATTCCTGTGACTGCCATACAGTCAGGATCCTTGGGTAACGGATTATTGCCCGGCCAGATAAACATCCTCGTGGACCCGTTGCCTTTCATTCAATCTGTAGTTAATACAACAGCGTCGACCGGAGGAACTGACACTGAGACTGATGATAATTTCAGGGAGAGAATTCAGCTTGCTCCAGAATCATTTTCAGTTGCAGGCCCCGCGGGCGCCTATGAATTCTGGGCGAGATCCGCACATCCCGGCATCAGCTCTGTCGCGGTAAATTCTCCGACTCCGGGAATTGTAGATATATACCCGTTGCTGGCAGGGGGCGAAATCCCATCTGAAGAAATAATACAGATTGTCAAGGATGTGCTCACTGATGAACAAGTCAGGCCTCTTACTGATAATGTTCATGTGTATACCCCAACGGCATCGGAGTATGCACTGAGCGTCACGTATTACATCGACCGTGCGAAAACTACAACAGCCGCATCTATACAGATTGCCGTAGAAGCAGCAGTCGATGCCTGGATATTATGGCAACGCGAGCGCCTAGGGCGAGATATTAATCCCAGCGAGCTGATACATCGAATGATCTCAGCAGGAGCTAAACGAGTTATTGTCAGCTCTCCGGAGTACACATCGATGGCCTTTAATCAGCTGGCGGTTTGCAGCTCCAGCACCGTCAATTTCGGAGGACTCGAAGATGGCTAAACAGTATGATGATATTCTGCTGGGCGACATCCTCCCCGACTCTATTTCCGATATCAGTGAAGTAAAAATCGCAGCCAATATTATAGATCCGGAACTGTTAAGTGCCTCTCTTGCAATCAGGGAGGCACTTTTACTGTCCCGGATAAACGAACTTCCGGAGAATGTGATCGATCTGCTGGCATGGCAGTATCACGTAGACATGTACGAACCACTGGCATTGCCGATTGCTCAAAAGAGAGCCCAGGTCGAAAAAGCGATACTGCTGCACAGGTACAAAGGCACGCCCTGGGCCATTAAGCAATCGCTTATAAATCTAGGGTTTCAACAGATAAAGATCGAAGAATGGTGGAATATTGACACACTGCCGCACACGTTCACGGCGGAAGTATATCCCCTCACCGAAGAAAAAATGCGTCAGGCAGAACGCTGCATCAATGAGTACAAGCCAGTCCGCAGTCACATGATAACCTTATCCGGAAAATTGATTGTAGGAATTGTGTCCGACGAAACCGAATTGGAAACGATAAGCGCTGTTGAGACTGCCGCGATCGGCAATATCAGTGTCTTACGCGAGGTATACCCATGGCCGGAGCTGGTATACGGAGACATGAATACAGGTTTTAGGTACGGACTTGTCACGGATCCGGGAGTCGCACGCTACGGCATCTACAATACTGCGGAAAAAATCAAAAACACAATTAGAAACTGCATTATTGAATATACCTTTGCTCAGCACGTTTACGACGAAACAGATCTTTTTTACAATGGCTCGATCGATTATGGTCAAGATGCACAGATCATTGATAGCATACACGTCACCTACACAGAAAATGAGATAGCGGCAGAAAAAACATCCACGGAAGAATCGTTTATCAATACATTTTACATGATCTTATAGGAGGGGATATGTCATGAAAACAAGGACTATTGCGGAAAATATACCAATGAAGGGCAGGCTGTGCCTTAAATATGTGCGGGACGGCAAAATAATAGACATATCGCAGGACAACCTAATAGTCACGCAAGGGAGAAATAATTTAGCCAAACTGCTGGGCGGGCAGGTCGGGATGCACGTTTCTAAGGTTGGGGTGGGGACTGGCTCCGCTCCGGCAGCTTCGACGGATACCGCGATTACCAATGCCGTGAAAGTTGCCGTAACCGAGGTGCGAGTGGGAACAGGACTTGAGGCAGAAGACGGGACGACGTTTAGCGATCCTAAAATTGTCCAGTTTCACTTCCGCTTCGGTCTTGCGGTTGCAGCCGGAGTCGTAATTCACGAATACGGGCTATTCTGCGCAAACGACACCTTATTCAGCAGGGTTGTACGCGAGAGCCCGTTCACTAAAACTGCAATAGACCAGATCGTCGGGTTCTGGCAGATACAGTTCTAAGGGGGGGCGGAATAAATGCCAAATATAAGCGAACATAGTATCTGGGAGGAGGGCGTCAGACGGATTGAGACGGGCGATCCTGTTGCTGGCGGCGATACAGCTCCAGCCAACCTTGCTCTTCAAGATTTGGCGAACAGGACTCTATATCTCAAGGAGCAACTGGATGACATAGCGGCCCTGATTGCAGCGCTACAAGGCCTTGTTGGCAGCACCAGTATGGATGAGGTCCTGCTAAAAGCAAATAACCTGTCAGACCTTGCAGATAAACCTACGGCGCGATCTAATCTGGGCGTACCCGCCTTGAACCACACGCATAGCGCGTATCTTGCTGCTACTAGTAATCTGTCTGATATTTCTAACCCGGCGACAGGGCGGCAGAACCTGGGCGTTGCTGACATTATTTTCGGATCAGGGGCCCCGGGGAGTGGGACTGGTAAAAACGGAGATCTGTATATCCAGACAGATCTAAAATACATAAAGATATATAAAAAATCCGCAGGAATATGGGCTCTGCAAATTACAAACATCGACATACCCGGCAACGCGGCAACAGCCTCTCTGGCCGCACTGGCCACAATTGCACAGGCATGTTCTGGCAATGCGGCCAGCGCAACGAAATTGCAAACGGCTCGCACAATTAACGGAGCACTATTCTCGGGAGAACAGAATATTGTCGCGCCTGCGCATTCAGCCATACTCAAAGCGCAAAGTGGATATCTGAGTTTATATGGGAGCGGCATTATAATTCAGTGGGGGCGTTCATCTCAGGTCAATGCGGATTCGTATTTGGATATTAACTTTCCCATCGCGTTTCCTAACGAATGTTTCATGTGTACCGGCACCATACTCAGTACAACTTTCCATAAGACTAGCGAAGGGGCAGTGGTAATTGGCAATATCTCTACTACAGGATTTCGTAGCGTGAATGGCGCTGACGTAGGTGGACCGTGTGCATTTATCGCCATTGGTTATTAGGGGGGGAAATACATGGCAATTAAATATTACATACATTACGATGCCACAACCGGGGATATAATCGAGCGGCGGCCACAGAATATAGCATATCCTGCTCCAATTGCGGAGCCTTTTATAGAGGCAACCGAAGAACAATTTCGAAGCACGCTAAGTGGCAATAAACGGATCAATCCGAGCGACAAAACCATCGAGGATGCTCCGCCGGCTGTGATAGATCTTGTCGAGGCAAAAGCCGCAAAAAAACAGGAAATAGCAAATGCCCGCTACCAGACAGAGATAGCGGGCATTACCGTATCTGGGATCCTTGTTGCAACAGATGACCGATCCAAGGCATTTATTTGGGCGGCAGCGGCGAAGGCAAGGGAAGATCCGTCATGCATTATCGGGTGGAAGGCGGCCGACGGAGGATGGGTTGATATCGGTTCAAACGCAATCATTGCTGTTGCAGATGCCGTGACTGAATGGGTTGAAAAGCTCTTTGCCAGAGAACGATATTACTGTGAGCTGATAGACGGTAGGGAAACCGTGGAGCAGGTACAGACTCTTAAATGGAGCCTTGAGTAAGAAGGGGAAATGGGCAATGCCTGAGATTGTAACAGAAACTGAAGATCTTCCAAAAAATATTTTTTAGGAACCCGAGGGGGGGAACCGATAGATGCCCGAAATCATTGAGGCTTTTGAGGGGATCAGCACCTATCAGATTACAAACATCACGCTGGCACACCCATCATGGGCAGCCGCAGAGGCAACAGCAGAAACAGGTATTAAGCTATCTATCATGCACAGTAGGCTCCGCGATTCAACCCGCGCGATAAAGGAGGCGATAAATAATGCTGCCATATAAAACAGGCACTATAAATATTACAACCGGGCTGCCCAATGTAGTTGGGACCGGGACCGCATTTCTGGCGAATGTTCGACCCGGCGACCTCCTGACGATAGACTACCAGCACTGGTATCCAATTGCCCAGGTAATTGATAACGTTAACCTCATTCTAGACATTAATTATCCAGACACAACAATAACTGGACAGAGCTATTCTATCAGCCGGATAAGCTCGAACTGGGGGATGAATAGCAACATTGAGGCTGAACTTGTGGCTCTCATAGATGATTTCCAGTCTCGACTCGATGAAGGCTGGAAGGGGATTAAGGGTGACAAGGGCGACGTTGCATTCAGGATATGCGGATATTACTCCGCTACGCGCACCTATGTCCCCGGAGATATCGTCTCCAAGAACAGTAAGGCGTGGATATGTATCCTGCTCAGCAAAGCCCACGACCCAGAGGAGTTGGCATCGATATATTGGGCCGAGCTGCGTATAGTACAGACAATCTCAACGGAGGGGGATCCGACATAATGGCATATCTTAGCGCAACGAAAACAGCAACTAACACAGCCACATCAGCATACGCCGGAACATCTGAGATGCTCGGACGCACGTTTGTTCGCATCCGGAATTTAGATGATTCCGTCGCCATGACGGCAAATGGGCGGCAGCTCGAACCCGGCGAAGACACGAAATTCTCTCTGACCGGACTTGGGACGGAAACAATTATGGTCCAGTCTAAGGGCCGGGCATTGCTATACGAGATTCAGGAGGTGGTCTAAATGGCAGAGCACACTATTACCGACAATGGAAACGGAACCTGTACCCTGCATATATCGTTTGAAGATGAGGGTGTTAAAAACGAACTGGATCAGTTCCTTGCAGGCACGATTTTAGTGGAGGGCACCACGGCACAGGCTATCGATTACGCTAACATATTCGAAGCCGACCTCCGGCGCTGCAATGCCAAACTATTCCCGGTACCTGAAATGCCTACGATGGAGGGTGAGACGATATGAGAGTGATTGAACTGGCAAACACGATTAAATCTTTTGAGCTTAGTCTGACCAACCGATACCTTGCACTGGGTGCGGCTGGGTTCTCTGACGCAGGAGAGCGGAGCGCCTTGCATATGAAATACGCCGAAATAACGCTAGGTAAAAACCGGCTGGAATGGATATCGGACGGCGGCGCAACGCCCAAATATTTTCCTTCGTTATATGTAAATTTTCCCGCAGAGCGCAGTCCGATAGCAGATGCGCGTATCGCTAATGCTCAGCTCCATCAGGCGTTTTTGCTTGGCAATGACGTTGTCATGCGAAATTTATTTATAGGTAAATATCAGGGGATTTTTTGCAACAGCAATAGCAAGAACCTCGTGTTGTCGCTTCGAGGGCTTGACTGCAAGCACTCCATTACGATGGATGAGGCAATCGCGGCATGCCGAAATAATGGCACAACGCATCATTTAACCACCAATGCAGAATATGCCCTCCTTGCCTTAAAATGCAAAGCTCAGGGCTTTCAGCCGCAGGGCAATAACAGCTACGGCAGGGATGAGCAGGGCAATTTCGGCGACATTGTACATCAATACACATCCGGCACAACTAAAAATTTCGGGCGTGTTGCGCAGGGCTCGGGACCTCTGACGTGGTTTCACGACGGAAGCCCGCTGGGGGTTTGGGGTTTAAACGGAAATGTCTACGAGTGGTCGCCCGGATATCGGATAATGAATGGCAAGATACAGATTATCGAGTACAACACGGCAGCATTGCAGGCCACTGACATGGGTGCAGCATCAGCTTCGTGGAGGGGCATACTCACGGACGGAACGCTTGTGGCCCCCGGCACCGAAGGCGAGCTGATGTTCGGCGATCAGAATGCGGTAGGCGATAATGTGATTAATATCGCAGGCAGCACATGGGACGGTACGAATTATTTCGGGCGGCCGTTTACTTCAATAGAGTACACAGGATTCCCGACAATTCTCAAAGAATTGGCGATCACTCCGCACGATGCGGGGGATTACGGCGGCGACTATCAATATTTTAATTTTAACGGAGAGCGCTGCCCGATTCGTGGCGGGTCCTGGAACCATGGCTCGTGCGGCGGGGTGTGGTGCGCGCACTTCGATAGCACTCGTGCAGTCGCGAACTACTACATCGGGTTGCGTCCCGCTTTTTACGAACTAGCGGCATAGCCGCGGCTCTGAACTTTTGAATTCTGATTTTCTGAATGTTTTCTGAAAGGTTCTGATTATTTTGTCCGATCTCCTGATCGAAAAGAAGCACATGGATATGATGAAATATGCTGTGAATAAAATCAATCAGCTCCCGAAAAAGGAACGGGTTTTGGCCGACATGATGCGAGACCGCATGTATCGGGCATGGGAGCTGATAGGTCAACAGCAATGGCGAAAAGACCGGCTGCCCATACTTAAAGAGCTGGACATCTGCGTCAACAGTCTAAAACGTCTGGTCCGTCTGGCGAATGACATGGCACTGTTTCAGGGATCCCCGGATGAATCAGGCAACACAAAAACATACCATGTGTGGTCGGGAATGCTGGTAGAAGAGGGCAAAATAATCGGAGCCATGATGAATCAGAACAGAAAATCATAATAGGGATAAGGCTGTTTGACGCTGCCCGATTCGTGGCGGGAACTGGAACAATGGCTCGTACAACGGGGTGTGGTACGCGAACATCAATAGCACTCGTGCAAACGCGAACAACAACATCGGGTTGCGTCCCGCTCTCTCTGGCAGCCGAGTGGGCCGTGCGGTCAAGGCTTCACGGCGAGGCGCACAGAAAAAGGAGCCTTATTCCTTGCCGGAAGGCTAAAGATAAATATTGGATCGCCGCAAGTAGCGCGAGTGCGTCAAAGCGGCGGTCTTCTTTTTTAAAAGGAGAAGAAATGCCAAAAACATACGGAGATTTGTGGCCCCGGATAACAGACATCGACAACATCTATCGTGCCTACCTTGCAGCAAGAGACAAGAAACGGGAGAAGCCGGAGGTCCTTGCATACGATTCTCACAGAGAAGAGAACCTGATTACGGCTCACAATGAACTGGTCTGGCATATGTGGAAACCGAGACCGTTCAGAGAATTTATTGTGTGCGAGCCAAAAAAACGCCTGATTCATGCTCCGCAATTCAGCGACAGGGTAATACACCATGCGCTTGTAAGGGTGATAGAACCTCTCTTTGAGCGGAAGATGATATCCAATTCCTTCGCATGCAGAAAGGGCCTTGGAACACACAAGGCCGTATCTACGGCTCAAAAGTATGCAAGAGCGGTATCCACCAAATTCGGGCGATTCTGGTTTCTCAAGGGAGATATACATCACTATTTCCCGAGCATCGACCATGAAGCCCTTAAGAAGATCATAAGAAGGACTGTCCGTGATAAGGATACATTGTGGCTGATAGATACGATCATAGACGAAAGCGGTTTTCCGGGCGTGGGACTACCAATAGGAACGTTAACAAGCCAACTTTTTGCAAATATTTATTTAGACGCTTTCGACCATTACATGAAAGACGTTTTAGGTATCAAGTATTATTTGCGTTATATGGATGACTTTATAATTTTCAGCGATAACAAGAGCGAGTTAAAGGGGGTATTAACTTCAGCACGGCAATGGCTGAAGACGAACCTAAATTTAACGCTGAACCACAAAACCCGAATCATCTCAGACGCGGAGGGCTGCGACTTTTGTGGATACCGCATTTGGGCAACGCACAGACTTCCGCGAAAGCGCAACGTCACGAGAATACACAGGCGTATGAAAAAGCTATGCCGAATGTACTTAAAGGGCAATATCCCAGCCGAGAATGTCTGTGCGGTATGGAGCTCTTTCCTAGGATACATGAAGCACTGCGATGGATATAGAACGAAACTTACGCTCTGGCAAGAACTAAATAAAATATTGAAGGAGGATCGGAAATGTTAATGCCGATTATGCTATTCGCAGCCGCCATTATGGCGGCTTTTTTTAGTGCGCCCGACATGTGCACAGGCTAGACGGTGAAAGACCGTTACAGGCTTTGCAGTGGGAACTGTTAGCCGAAGGCAAGGGTGTCCATCGTGAGGTGGAATCTGAAGGAAGCCG